TGATTGTGATGTTGCCATCGGTATCGGTCCCGACTTCACCCAGCGCGAAGTAAGCGAGATTCTCGCCGGTAATTTCGTCGAGGGTCATTGTCACCGTTGCACTCACTTGCGTGATAGCGGTGAAATCCTTGGTCATGATCCCTTCGCGCGAGGAGAAATGTTCCTTCTTCTCCGTGTTCGGCGTGTAGACAAACGAAGGCGCGTTGCCGAGATCGCGGTAAGTGCTCTGACCCGTTTCCTTGAACGACACGATTCCTTTGCCGATATGATAGTTGTGGACGTTAGGCGAGGTAGGCATGGTCGTGCTCTCCTATTAGAGGTCGTCGGGTTTCAGTGCATACTTGAACAGCAGATTGACCTTGAGCGCGCCGAACATCGAACGCTCCCAGCCGAGATCGGTCTGGCAACCGAGATATCGGATCGCGCCGTTGCCATAGCGGCCGGTCTTGACGATCTGCTGGTTAAGCTCGCTGTCGTATAACACCGCCTTGACGAGCTGACGCCGTAGCACGCTGATGTCGGGACCGACCTGAGGTGCGAGTTTGAACACGATGATCTCGGGCGTCATCGTGGTCAGGGTCGGCCGATGCGGCGGTCGCATTGATGCGTCGCTGGTGTCCTCGGTTTCCTCGTCACCGTCGAGCACCGCCGCCGCCGGCAAGTCATCCTCGGTCAGATCGACATAGTTGCGATAGACCTGCTTGAAGTCAGCCACCCCATCGATGATGGCGACCAACCGCGCCAGGATATTTTCGCGAATGTCAATCATCGGTGGCCATCAGCAGGAGGCGAACCTCGCCGAGGTCTTCGCCGTTCGGGCTGCCGCGCAGTTCATACGAGCGCACCTCCCAGGTGCGGCCGTTGAACGACAGCGCCGCACCCTTGTAGGCCTCGCGCGCGATCCCTTTTGCCGTCAGCTCAGGGATGCGGGCGAAGGCGCCGGGCCCGACGCTGCGCACCTCGACGCCGCCGCTGCCCTGCACCTTCGCGCGGGTATCGTCGATCACGGTGATAGCGACTCCGTCCATGGTCGCGTCAACGCCCAGCTCGGCATAGACCGGATCGTACAGCAGCGCGCTATAGTCGATGGCCATTCATGCCCTCGCGCTTAAATGCGAACGTCCCGATGTCCTCGCGGCCGAGGTCGGTTTCGATCGAGGTTTCGGTGATCAAGCTGAAGCCGCACATCCCCATCGTCGATATCAATCCATCACGCGTGAAATACCAGCAGTGCTCATCCGGCTTGAAATGCTTGCTGCGCAGCACATGCTCGTGGTCGCGGAAGATCGGCAACGAAACGAACAGCCACTCGCTCACGTTGGCGAGGAGCGACTGAAAATCTGGGATATGCTCGAGCACATCCCACAGCGTCGCAGCATCGAACGAAACCATGTGCGGATCGACGAACAGCGAGCGGTCTTCGAGCCATTCGATGCCGGCCGGATTGACATCATAGCCGTAGGTGGTGCGACGGCGCGCACGTCGCGCCTCGATGAACGCACCCGAGCCGATACCGACATCGATCAAGGTTCCGCGATAATGCTGCTCGACGAAGTTTACCCGCGCCTGCATCAGCGCGCGGCCGAGCTCGCTGCGCGCATTGCGATCAAAGGCGTTGAAGTAGTCCTGATCGTAGGGTGCGAGCCCAGCCTCGACCGGGTAGTAGCCGATGCCTAATTGCGGCCACCACGTTAGGCGGCCGCGCGCAAACTGTCCTGCCAGCGAGAGAACCGGCCGACCGGATCGTTGATCCGTTTGTCGCAATGGTGGAGCATGTTCGAGCATCGGCAGAACTTCTCCGGTACGGCAAAGCCGATGCGACTGAGATCGAGCCGCGGATCGGTGATCTTCTCGGGCGCGTTGTGGCCGCCGTGGCCGCCCAGCACGACGAAGGTTTTCACTTTGAGCGCGAGGCCGGCGGGAACGATCCAGCCGACGCCGCCCACGACGACATCGGCGTCGCGCACCAGCGCGAGCAGCTCGCGCACCGGCAGCTCGCCGTGCAGGAAGTAACGGTGTGCTGACGGCAACTCCCCGATCAACCATTCTTCGCCCGGCGCGAGGTCGGCGACCGCAACCACGGTATGTGTGGCCATCAACTCGGCGGCGATGGCCGCCACATATTCCGGCCGCGGGTTGCGCGCCTCGTTCCGCCATTCGGCGCGCACCGTCACCGGACGGATCACCGCGATTGGCTTGTCCGAAGTAATCGGCGCCGGCCCCATATCGGGCAGACCAAACAGCGCCGGATCAAAACCGACCTTCAGCACCGACCATCGTCGTTCCATCGAATTGATGATTGATGGTGACGAAGTCAGATCGGAATATGCAATCTTGATTTCCCGCATCGGCAGCGGTCGCGACCAGCGGTCCCATGATTGCCGTGCGATGTTCTTCTGCTGGGTGCGCAGTTTGCGTGATCCGCGCACGAACTTGATATCGAGATCGGCGTAAAGCTCGGGCCACGGCGTCTCAAGGTGCAGTTCGTATTGTACTGCCGCAGCTCGCACGAACGCGCGCGAGTAGCAGTTATCTCCCATGCCCCACATTCCGCGCACGAAAACGGGCTTACGCGGCGGCACGTTCGTTCATCATGTCCTGCAAGTTCCCCACCGGGGCGAGATCGCCCCACGCCGTTCCAGGCGAGGCATTGAGCAGCGTGATCTTGCGCTCGCGCAGCGACGGGAGGATAGTCACCAGTTCGGCGTGCTGCTTGTCGTAACAGCCTGGCCGATAGGGCCAGCGGTGCGGCTTGTCGTAGTGATGCTGGCGGCCATCGGCAGCGAGCTTGCCATCGGCGCCGAGCCAGACGATGCTGCCGCCCGACCCGATCAGATGCGCGGCGAGGTTGGTCGCCGCCGTGAGGCTCGTGAACTTCTGCATCAGGCTGTCACGCTCCCACGCCAGCCCCGGCGGCTTGGCGCAGCGGCAAACCAGTGCCTTGCTTTCCGATACCAGGCGCGAGACCGTGACGGCGCGGCCGCGGAAGCTCTCGACTGCCGCCCGGTTCTCGTCCTCGTGCCACCAGCGCCAATCACCGAAGTAGAGGAAATCCGCCCACGGCACCTTGTAGACGCTGGAGTTGATCACTATCACGCGCCGCCCGCGCAGCGCCTCGAGATCCTGCCCCAGTACCGACGGTCCGCCGCAGACAATGAACACGGTCGCGCCCGGCCATTCTTGTGGCACCGACCAAAACGTCATGCGATGTAGCGCCGCCGGTATGGCGAGATCAGGTCGACCACCGATGGCGCGAGATAGGAATCGGTGGTGCCGCTGGCGAACGATTGCGTCACATATCTGATGCGGGTGTCGCCGTGCTGCACCTCGGCGATGGTGGGATCACGCGTGCCCGACTGCCGGCCCATGTTCACCGCCTCGATCACCGCGCGCTGCAGCCGGGCCGGCGCGTCGTCCGGCAGCAGGTAGCCGCCGGAATAGACGACGCTCACCGTGTCCATCGCCCAGCCGCCGCCAGTCCATAGCCGGCCGCTGGCCGGATCGAAATCATACTCGGCCGCGGTGGCGCCCGCGGTCGAGATCTCGATGATCTCGGCCACTGGATAGAGCGACAACGTCAAGGCTTGCCGCACCGGCAGGATCTCGCCGGGATCGAACGTGAAAGTTTCCAACGCCTCGGCGCGGGCAAGACGGCGATCGCAATATTCTGCAATGATGCGTGACTGGAACGTGATCTGCGCCTGCAGGGTCGCGTCCTCGTCGGTGCCCTCGATCCCGAGCGCGAGCTTGAGGTCGTCCAGGCTGATCAGGTCGACTGAGGCGTCGGTGCCGTCGATGATCTCAAGGATGGAGTGCATTTACTTGAACCTGACCGCCGGTTGCCTGATCACCATTGCTTCGTCGTCCTGCCGCGCATCGCGGCCATCGGTGCCGCGCTTGACGGCGAGCTGCCAGTCATCGGATTTGCCCGGCTTTGCCGTCGTATCAACTCGCGCGATAAAGAATGAGCCGCCCAGCGTGACGCCGTCACCGGCATCATAGGCACCCTCTTTCCAAACGCCGGTATAGATAACCAACTCGGTCTTGATCTCATGTACGGTATCGCCGACCGTCCAGAGCAGAGTACGACCACCATCCGGCGTCATCAGTGTCGCGGTCTTGAGCGCGCGCGCGACCTGCTCGCTGGCGTAGTTCTGCAGATAGTTGAGATCGGAAGCATTGCGGCCGGGCTCGCCTTTCTCGCCCTTCTCACCGACTGGTCCGCATTTGCCTTCCGGCCCTGGCTCGCCGCGCGGCCCCGGCAATCGAGCAAG